GTTTATTATGTTTTTTTTCTCTGTTTGCCCTATTCTTTTTTGTTCTACGACAATAGAGTAAATTTAAGAGGGAGGTACGTGTGATGGCATTTAATCCAGAGCATAAGGTTACTTATGAGCAGTTATCTAAGAGCCTTCAAGATAAACTCACCGCAGCAACTACAGGAGTATCAAAATTACAGAAACTTATAGAGGAAGCAAAGAAGAGTATCACTTCTCTAGTAGATAGTAGTACAAGTACTATAGGTACTAAGATAGATACACTCAAGACAAAGATAACTACAGAGTCTAGTGAAACCAATGTAGTTATAGAACAGAAGAAGAAAGAGATCACTAATAACCTAAAGTCTGCTTCTGGTCAAACCACTGCTAAACTGATGAGTGGAGAAAGTGGTCAGTTCGGAAAAGTAGATCCAAGTAATAAGACTCTATTCGGAGACAATGGGTTTGATGTTATACTAGTATATAGCAACATGGCTACCCAAGAGAAGAGTCAGCTTATTGCTTTAACTCCTAATAAGATAGCAGAGAATTATGGGGTAAACTCTAAGAGAGTACAAGCAGCGTTTGATTTAGATAAGAGAAAGCTTCTTATCTATAATGGAACAACATGGCAAGATATAGAAGATCAAGATAAGATAACAGACTACTTCTCTAAGTATCTTATCAATAGAAGCTTCTATTTAAACCCATTGACTAAGAACCTATACTTCTACTGCTTTGATGGTAAGTGGACTCTTATAAACAGGCTAGTCAATACAGGTATAGAAGATATAGGAAAAATCATATGCAATATAGGAGAGATCAAGTATGATACTTCTCTACTAATGCCAGAAGTAACAGCTCCTATCAAACCTCCAAAACCTCCTGTAAGTAATACACTTCCAACAAAAGGAACTC